CTTACTAATTCAAGATAACTTAATGCTTGTTGAGCAAAATTTATCATCAATTTATAATAGTCATCTATTAACTCTCGCTTCTCATCTGGTGTAGGTATCTCACCATTTGGAAACTCTTTCAAGTTATATATGTTTCTTATCTGCTTATCTATCTCTTTTATAGACTTTCTATAGTCTAGTAATTTTTGTTCGTCTATATTTAATGTTTCTTTTAATTTTTGATACTCTTCAAAATCTCCTGCTTTTTTAGCAAAATCCATACCATTAAGTATCTTCTCAACTTTACCATATTCTTCAAAAAATTTAACTATAGATTGAGCTGAATATCCGGGTACATCTCTTACATCAAAAGCTCTAATAACAGGTATTTTAGATAGAGTGTCTGTAGGTTTGATAGGATCATCTATTATTTTACCTTTAATTAAAGCAAAATCTAAAGTATCTATAACATATCTACCCAATCCACCGGTCCATGATCTAAATACATTTTCTGCATGAATAGGATTGGTTGCAAAAAAATTATCATCTCCTACCAATCCATTTAATAATTTTGAAATTAATTTAAATGTTTCAGATGTATATTCAGTATAGTAAAATTTATTAGGTAAATTTTTATCTAATGATTTTGGAACAACTGGTGCATCTCTAAAGAAACTATAATTCATATAATTTTCTATAAAAGGTCTAACAGAAGTAGGAATAGGATTAAATCCTTTTGCATTATTAATGAAAAAATCTTTTGCAAATCTTGCAAACTCTTGAGGTTCATTTGTTCTTACCCAATCTAAAGTTTTTTCAATAACAGATGAAACCAATGTACCAACCTCAAATGGTTTTGGAAATCTATAAGGTTTATCACCTATTCTAAAATAATAATAATTTTGTTTAATCCAATCTGGTTCTTCTTTATAATCTGGATCATCTTTATTTAGCATGTAAAAACCTAAAGTTGGTATTACTACATAAGCACCAATCATAGCAGAAGTTCTTCCGGGTTGATCTCTAAATGATTCATATAATTTTGTTAAACCCCCAACTCTAGCTGTCCAAAAAGGAACCAATCTATTTATAGTTTGACCTAGTGATCCTCTTCTAGCATAATCTAAAAGATTTCTGGATTCAAAAGCACCTCTCTCAAGTGCTTGTTTTTCTGTTAAACCTTTTTCAATAGCTTTTTTATAAGTTTTTTCAAAAATTCTAAATCTTGTCATTTCCTCTGATAATCTTGTTAATGCTTTTAATGGAGCTAATATACCTCTATCAGCATTTCTTACTGGTCCTTTAGCAAGAATATCATAAACTTTACCATCAAATATATTGGGTTTATCAACAGCTAACAATGTGGATTGCATACCACCAGACTTGACATATTTTTTATACATTTCCATTGTTTTTTTATTATTACCTTTTGTAATAATATTAAATGCACCAATAATTGAATCTGCTATTGGAACAAAACCAACTTTGTTTAAAAAACTTGCTTGCATAGTATCTCTAAAAAAGTTAGGTATAGCAAAATCTGGTGTTAATATTGCACCAGCTCTAAGAGTTCTTGCAGGTGCGCCTGCAAATTTAAAAAGCATACTTGCACCTTGTTGATCTAAAGTTTTAAAAGCATCAACAAAATCTTTTCCAACATTCCAAGTTTCTAATTTACCATCTCTTCTAAAGGTAAGTAGTTCTTCTTTAGGAACATTGGTTGTTTTAGGGTTTACTTTATCAAAAAATTCAAAAGTAGTAGGATCTTTAGCTTTTGATTTTGCAACCATATCAATAAAATCTAATTTAACTTGATTTCTTTCAGCAACATTTACTATTGTATTTGTATTCTTAACCATCTGTTCTAATGGAGGAAATACTCTTAATTTAGATCCTTCTATTTTTTTAAATGGATTTACACTACTACCTTCAGCAGAAACAACCTTTCCATCTTTATCAACTAATTCTCTAGCAAAAGTAACATAATTTTTGTTTGCTTCGGTCATAGAATTAAAACCATCTTTAGATATTAAACCACTATCTCTTGCATATTCTAAAACATCTCTTTGATATTTATCAGTTTGTTTTGCTATTTTTTCAAATTTAGATTTATTTTGATTTACAAATTGTTTTGCTGTTTCAATATTAAAACCAGTTTCTATTTTTCTTTCAGAGAGTTCTATTGCTCTTCTATTCATTAAATAAGTTTCAAATAACTGTGTTTCATTTTTTCCTTGTTTAATTATATCTTTAGTAATTTCTTTTAATCCTAAACCTTTATCTAATGTAGTTTTAAAATTTAAAGTATTATACTCAACAAAATATGCAGCTCTGTTTGGCATACCTTCAAGTATTCTTGCTTGTTCATATAAATTTAATTTTTCAATACCAGTTTTAGTATTTACTTTTGCTTCTCTTAATGCTTCTAATATAGGATATTTAGTATCAATACCTTCTATAATTGCTTTTTTCTTAACCTTTGATCCCATTTCTTTTAATCTTTCAGTGGTTAATGGTTCAACTTTAGGTTTGAAAACAATATTTTCCGCAGCTTTATTTGCTAGATCATCTTTAAATAATTGTTCTGGTTTTTCTGGTTGTGGTTTTTGTTTTACAGTTTTTCTATCTAATAATTTATCATAAGCTCTTACATAACTTCTTGATCCAACATCTTCTAATATTGTTTTATCAACTAAAGAATCTTTAAATACTTGATTAGGTTTTTTACCAGTATCTACAAATATTTTTTTAGTTCTATCCTCCATAACTCTTTTAGGTTGTACCGCACCTAACGCACCAAACATAACTGCTGAATAACTAAACTCTTTTAGTGTTGGAAGTTGTTGATTTAGTATTGCACCAGCTCCTTCAAATGCTGTAAGCTGTGATGCTACTCTTGTTAAATATCTATCTCCAAGTTTACCAACAAAAGGTAATTTTAATTGTGGAGCTAACGCAGCTCCTGTAAAAATAGTTCCTTGTTTGACACCTTCAGCAATACCATCTTTTAAAAAATTTTTTAATATTTCAACTGGCTGTCCATAAGATTGCTGTTCTAATCCTTTTAATATTGTTTCTCTTGCAGCACCCGGAATAGCACCAGCAGTAAATGCACCCGCTATAGGATTTCCTGTAGCACCTGTACCTGCTAAAAAACTTCCGCCATATATGGGTAGTTCTGCACCAAGGGTTAAACCTCTTTCTAATAAACCTTCAAACCAAGTATAATCTTCTGGCTCTTCTTCTGTAAATGCTTCTGATAAACCTCCATCAGTAGCTAATCTATATGTCATATCATATAGTGTTTTACCCCAACCTCTTTTTAATATTTCATCTCCATCAAAATCTTTACCTACTACTAATTCTTTTAAAGATGGTGCATCAGCTTGATCTATTTTTGATTGATACAAAAGCTCATCATCTGGTGATATTGATTCTTGTGTATAGTATTCGTTTTCTAATTGTTCTTTTATATTTTTAAAATATTTTACATTAGCTTTGTTGTCTGCAGGAACTGCACCAAACTCTTCTAATATTTCTGCATTAGAAAATCCAGCATTGTTTAGTTTTAATATTTTATCTTTCTTCCAATCTTCTATTTCTTTTTGATTAAAGCCACCTTGCTCTAATAATGTTTGTTGTTCAGCTAACTTCATATTAATTAAATTGGAAATGTATTTGTTAAAAGTTGATATATTTTTTCTGCAGCATTTTGTCTTTTTCCTAAACTTCCGGGTTGTGGTCTTTCAAATATATCGTGAAATGCTTTTGTAATTTTTAAAATACTTTTTTCATTTTTAAAAATATTTTGTAATTTTATTCTATTTCCTGCTCCAATATCGTAACCTATGCCTTCATAAATATTATCTAAAACATAATCAATTTGAGATTCTGCAGAATCTTTTTTATTAGTATTTTTTAAATATTTAAAATATTCTGTTCTATGACCTTCACCATCTGCTACATCTGTAAACTGAAATAAACCATAACCTTTTCTTTTTCTTGTAGTATTTTCTTCTTGATTAAAATTAAATTTTTCACCTTCTGCAAACATATTTCCTAAAATAGCAGCACTTGCTTCTGGAGATATTCTTTTAATTAAATAATTATTAATACTTTTAATATTATTATTTTGTTCAAAATTGGCAAATTTAGGTTCAACATTTATATCTAAACTAGCACTTAAATCTGGACTATCTTCATCACCTACATCAATTTTTTTTTCTTCTTTTTGTATTCTGTTTA